TCACCGGCCATCGCGGTCCTTCCTCCACTCCCGGTACCACTTCCACACCAGGTACATGCCCTGCAGCACGATGTAGCCGAGCGTCCCGGCATACATCCACTCCTGCACGCCCCAGCCGGCCACGCTGGCGCCAGCCACGGCCACCATCGGCGCGGTCTTGAGTACGGCGCTGCCGGTGGTTCCGATGATTTCCTCGCGCATGGTTTGCGGTCTCGTGTGCATTCCGGTCTCCCGGCAACGGATGAAACGCCCGCGGCGCCACCGGGACGGAGAGGCCCGGTCGGTACGGCGCAGCAGGCGGAAATGAAAAAGGCCCCACCGTCGCCGGCAGGGCCTTGTTGTGATTCACCAGGGCTTCCCCTGGGCGGTGCTATGCCGCGCGGCTAACAGTCAGGTCCAGCCGGGCGCCCAGCGCGCGCAGCGCGTCGGCGATGGTGTCGATCTTCGTCGCATGCCCGAGATCCACAATCCGGTTCACCACCTGCGGCGACGTTCCCATCCTGCGGGCCAGCTCCGAAGGCGTCACGCCTTGGGCCAGCATCTCGTTGAGCAGCAACGCCTTCGCGGTGAAGCCAGCCGGCAGAGAGATACCCACCTCACCCCGGCGAAGCTCCGACGGCGGCGGAACCTGCCGGCGGTCCTCGAAGTAGAACTCCATAGCCGTTGCGAGGGCATCGGCCGCCATCGCAATGGCTTCCTCCCTCGTGTCGCCCTGCGTGATCGCCTCCGGGATGTCCCGGAACGTCACCACGTAGCCGCCGTCCTCCGGCGCCAGTTTTGCTGGATACAGCATGTGTAATCAGATGGTCACTTGCGAGCCGAAGGCGCCGCCCCTTACCGGGGCGGTTCCTCCAATCCTAGCTGCTTGATGATGGCCTTCCGTGTGCCTTCCCTCATCTCCGCAGCGTGTCGGGGCAGTGTCGATTGCTTCCCTTGGTAGTACAGCTTGGTGTGATTGGCTCCTTCCTTCATCACCACGCCTTGGGACTGCAACCACCGCCTGAACTCGCTTGTTTTCATCCGCCTCCGTTGTTGTTTCGATGGAGGCCATTTTACACACTTTTGTGTAACGGTAAACACTTTTGTTTAAAAGGTGCCCGGCACCGCAGCCGGCAGGCTCTGCTAATGGGTCCGGTGTGGGTCGACGGGCGTAGAAGGTCCGATCACCACCGCTGGCTAGGCGGTTCCGGCCATGGCGGTAGCCGGTGCACTGCCGCTTAGGTAGCAGCACGACGCCAGCCCCAATCGCCTCACGGCGAGCGGAGGGGTTTTCGGCGCGGTGGTGATCGGGTTGAAAAGAAGAAGCCCGGCTTGTGCCGGGCTTTCGTCGCGTGATGGTAGGAATGTAGGGCCAAAATCGCGCGGCTGTCACCCGCGCACTACGCGGCCGACTGCTGGAGCGCGTGGCAGAACCTGTTCGCTGCGCACTGCTCCGCCTCAAGCATCTGGGTCAGCAGCCAATCCACCACTTCGGCCCATCCCTCCCGGTACGTCGAATCGCCGACGCCGAGGGCGGTGGCGCGCTCGCGGTTGCTCAAGCGTTCGCCCTTCATGTAGCCGATTGCCACCGTAGCGATCTCCGGCATCCGCTCTTCCAAGCGCTCGGGCCACAGCCGGTCGCGGGCAATGGCCACCCGCGCCTTGAGGATCTCCAGGTGTCGCACCGTGCGCTCCTCCCGGTCGCGGTTGAACCGAGCCATGCATTCGGCAATGCCCCAGGTCGCGCGTGCATCCGCGTAGTCCTTCGACCGCCGGTTCCGCTCCTCCAGCGCCATGCGCGTGATGCCCTCCAGCACCCGCAGGATGTCGCCGCGGCTCGGGTCGGGACCGTGCAGCAGCTCCAGCAGGTCTCGGCCAATGCCAGCCGGCACCATGCCCAGCGCCCCGGAGATGTCGATATTGCTCAGTTCGACCACGCCACCGCCGGCCGCGCCGTCCAGCCTGGCAACGGTGGGGTTCAGCCGCGCCAGCAGCTCGCGCACGTTGTTCATGCCGCTCTCCTTTGTTCGATCACGTAGGTCTGTTGCTCGATCAGCTCGTCGTCCGAGCCGTAGGTCTCGTGGAACACGCGCGAGCCATCAAGCAGGCTCGGGCCGTAGATCGCCCGCATCCACGCGAAGGTGTTCCCCTCCAGCGGGTGGCGTCGGTGATGCCAGGCGCACAGCGCATACCCGAACATGTGCCCGCGGCGGACGTTGCCGCTTTTCGCGTGGTTGTAGTCGCAGCCGATCACCACCAGCTCCGGCGCCAGCAGGTCGGCGGTGACGAGCGCCAGACAGGCCATGCAGGGGCCGACCTTCGCCGCCACGATGCGCTCAGCCTCCTCAGCGGTCGGGGTGCCGGTCGAATGGGACATAGCCATCAGTCCTCCTCCGGGGCCAACCGCCGGCCGGCGCCACCGCCGAAGAACCGCGGCTTGCCCGGCTTGCTGCCCCGCTCCGGCTCCGCAGGCAACGGCAGCGGACCGTCCAGGTCACGCAGCGCCATGTGCGCGTAGTCGTTCGCCAAGAAGATCGACTTCCCGGCCTCCACGTCGCGGCCCTTCGCCAAGATCAACTCAACAACCCCACGCATGTGGGTGTTCTTGTCGTAGTAGTCCTCGCGGTGGATGAAGATGATCATGTCCGCCTTCTGCTCGATCTCGCCCGACTCGCGCAGGTCAGCCATGGTCGGCCGCTTGTCCGAACGCTGCGACAACGCGCGGTTCAGCTGGCCCAGCGCCACAACCGGGCAGTTGAACTCCTTGGCAAGGGTCTTGAGCCCCTGGGCGATCTCGCCGTACTCGAAGCGCGCCAGCTTCGCGTCGATCTTGAAGTCATGGATGTGGTCCACCACCAGCAAGCGGATGGGATTCCTCGCGTGCAGCGCGCGCGCCCGGGCCATGAGCTGGCTGATCCGCAGGGACGGCGTGTCGTCAATGCTCAGCTGCAGCGCGCGCCGGTCCCGCACCGCGCCAGTCACCTTCGACCAGTGCTCGTCGGCGCCGCCTGGAGCCAGCAGCCAGTCGTGGGGAACCTTGGCCGCGGCCGAGATGCCACGCCTGTTGATCTGCTTCTTGTTCATCTCCAGAGAGAACAGCGCGACATGCCGATCCCGCGCGGCGAAGTCGGTGATGTTCAGGCCCGCGATGGATTTGCCCATGCTGGGACGGCCGGCCAGGATGATCAGGTCGCCGTCCTGCAGTCCGTGGGTCGCATCGTTGAGCGCCGCCCAGGGGGTCGGTACGCCAGTAACGGACGTGCCCAACTCGAACCGGTGGCGCAAGTCATCGAACCAGTCCGGCAACGTGTCGGTGACAGAGACCAGGCCGCCGGTCTGGCTTGGGGCCAGCCCCTGCATCAGCGTCTGCGCGGCGGCGATGCCATCGTCCGGGGTGAAGCCCGGATCGAACCCCGCGTTGGCGATCTCCGTCCCGATCTCGATCATCCGCCGCGCCAGGGCCTTGTCGCTCACGATCTGGGCATAGCCGGCGATGTTCGCTGCCGATGGCGTGGTCGCGGCCAGATCGATCAGGTAGGAACCGATTCCATCGTCATCACGACCGGCGGCCTTGGCCTGAGCCTCGAACCACTCGCCCAACGTCACGGCGTCAAACGGCCGGTCGCGCGCCACCATGTCCCGGATCGCCCGGTAGACCTGCTGGTGGTCGCGGCGGTAGAAGTCCTCGGGCTGCAGCAACGCCTCCACCTTGGCCCATGCTTCCGGGTACTGCATCAGGCCGCCGATGACCGCCTGCTCGGCGGCAACGCTCTGCGGTGGCACCCGCAGGTGCGCCAGCGCCTGGTCGACGTCGTGCATCAGGCCGTCTCCTCGCTCTCGACGCGCTCGAACAGCTTCAGCATCGTCTTGGGCTGCGTCAGGAACTCGAAATCGGGCATCCACCTCTCGTGGCCGCGCCCGCCGCCTTGGCGACCGGCGTGGAAATCGTCCCGTGCGGCGACGGCGAAGTACTCCGCCCAGAACTCGGCGGGGATGCGCCGATGTCCCTGCTCCCGGCAAATGTCCCGGGCGATGGCGATGCAGCGTTTGACCTGGTTTCGGCGGTTCTCGCGCCCTACGGCAGGGTTCACCGCCGCCAGCAGGCCGCCGTTTGGCTTGACCAGCAGCGAGGCGTTCCATGCCGCAATCGCCTCGTCCGTGACCTCGGCCAGCCGTTGGGCCTTGTCGCCGCTCTTGCCGCCGTCGGCCTGGGCGTCATCCGGCGCAGCCGATGACGAATCCGAGCGAAGCGAGGATTTAGGCTCTTCTGGAGACGGAGACGGAGACGGAGACGGAGACGGGGCACTCCCAGAATCTGCCACTGGGGTGCCACTGGCACTTTCTGGCAGTCCTTCGGGTTGCGACGAGTATTCAAACCCGATGCGCTTGGCATAGTCGGGCATCCTCTTAGCAGCCTCGGGGCGTCCGTATTGCTTGCACAGGGCAGCCCAACGCGACTTCTCGCTCCGCGCTTCGGCGCCAGCGGCCCACGGGTTGTGGTCCTCCCAGTCGTGCAGCGCGTAGCCGGCCTCGGTCTGGTCCAGGAAGCGGACGCGGACCAGCTCGGCCACGAGAACGCCTTCGTCGCCCAGCCAGTCGGCGGCAAGCTCAATATCCTCAACCGTCATCCCCGACAGGTCACCGTCGCTGCGGTTCGCTGCTGCCCAGGTGATGAGGCAGATCAGGTTCCACGCTGCGGCTTGGCCCAGCGTGCGGATCAGCTTCTTGGTTTTCGGATGGCCTGATAGCCCGGTCGCAATGCGTGCGTCCTGCATGTCAGCCCCCCCTCGATGTCGTGTACTGCATGGCTCTGCTCCTACGTCCTCCTGCATACCCGCATCCCTCAACCGCGCAGGAGTTCGGCTGTCCCGCCAGGAGCTACCCGGCGGTTAGAGGGGCGGGGTTCTGGTGGCGACGGCGCGCCTAGTTCCCTTCCGCTTCCGCCAACTTGGCGAAGCGCAAGTTCTTGTTGATCCGCTCTTCGAGGGAGCGCACACGGGCGCGCTTCACGGCCAGCATCGGCCCCGCTGGAACACGGTCCTCCAGAAGCTCGTCAAGCTGTGCCTGCAACTCGGCGGCCGTCTTGCGCAGGTACTCCGACCGCTTGCCGACCCACTGCGCCGCCGGCTTACCTGCAGCGCGCGCCCGGCGATCAAGCTCTGTCCGCAGTTGCTGATCCGTGTAGCGGGCAAGGCCGATCATCCGCTGCCTAGGCTTTGCGTCCTGGGCAGCCATCAGCGAGACCTCGAGGCGGCCTGATCGGCGCGCTGCGCAAGTTCCGCCGCATCCGCCTGAATCGATGCGCACAGCCGGCCGATCTCGATAGCTTCGTTGGGCGTGATTTGCCCATCTTCCAGGGACTCGGACACAGCCTGCGCCAGATCCCCTTGCCGAGCCGACACCGCGAGGATCGCCGTCACGACGCTGCCGCTCGGCGCACCCTCGACACGACGCAGGACGTAGCCGTGCTCTGCAGCCAAGGCGTGGAGAATCCGGTGATTGTTCGTCAGCGCCATGATCTCGCTCGCTTCCGCAAGGGTCAGGTGGTGCGTCGTGTTGTTCGGATTGACCTTGTTGCGCAGCACAGCGGCAGACATGGGCCGCTCCTCACCCTTCTCGTTGATGGTCACCAAGCGGGTCGACAACGCCTCAGCGCCGCCCGGGTATTCCTTCACGGTCTTGTGGGCTGCATCGCTGATGTTCATTCCTGGACTCCGTGAACGTAGTTGTTGGCGAAGGCGCGGCGCACGATGGGCGCCATGGAAGAGATCACCGACATTTCAGGCGCCCTCCCCGGCCAAGAAGGCGCCGCCCGCCTTGCGGTACGCTGCTGTTTCCACACGAACAGCCCGCAAGGAGGGCGACATGGAGACCGAGCTGAGAAACCACTTGTTGGTCACGACGTTTGCAATGCAGGCAGTCGTCGCGCAGCTGGCAAAGGACGCAATGGAGCGCGACTCGCAGTTCGCAGAAAAGGTGGAGGCGCTTCTCATGCCGAGCCTTCAGAAGTCGGATCAGGAAACACGGGACGCGACGCTCGCTGCACTGAAAAACCTGCTGGCGGCGTAACCCGGAACCTGTCGGCGAGGACATGGAAGTCCCGCCTTTCATCTGGCAGGACACGGAACTTATCGGCGAGAACGTCCATCTCAGGCGGTCTCCACCGGGACGATGCGGGCGGCGTCGGGGTCTTCGGGTTCCTGCGACGCGGCGGCGGCGGCGGCGGGAACATCGGCGAGCAGCGCCTGCAACCGCGGCGAAGCCGGGACAGTCGCGTCGTCCGGCCATTCCTCCACGGTCTCGCGCGGCAACTGCAGCAGCACGGCAAGACTCGTGTCGTTGGTCAGTGCCAGGCGCTGCATCAGCGCGCGCTTCGTGATTCCCTCCTCCTGGAATACGTCGGGCCGGAGAAGCTCCAGGTACTGCCGGCGCGCGTCCGGGATTCCGTTCTTCCGCCAGTCGCTAACGGACGGAGCCTTGACTCTGCAGAGCCTGGCGACCGTCGCAGTGCCGCCGAGCGCATCGATGATCTGGGAGGGGGTTTTGGTGTCCATGGCGCCGAAGCTTAGGACTAGCTAAGTCCGTGGTCAATAGCCAGTCCGAAGCCAACCCTAATTAGGCTTAACTAATGAGCACTCTCGCCGAACGCCTTTCCCTCGCTATGTCTCAGCGGGGCATGTCCCAAGCAGAACTTGCGCGGCTGTGCGGCGTGAGCCAGCCAAGCGTCCATGGCTGGTTGAGCGGAAAGTCGAAGTTCCTCCGCGGCGAGAACCTTCTTAGCGCAGCTGCGGCTTTGGTGGTCTCGGATGAGTGGCTCGCCACCGGCCAAGGGCCCATGGAGCGTCGCCAGGCACCCGGCCCAACTAAGTCTCACTCCGCGCGACCTGACCCGGCGATCCTTTCCGCCACCCAAGATTTCCTTGAGCGAGCCTTCGCTGCACTCGGCAAGAAGTTCTCACTCACGGCGGAAGCCGACCTGTTCGCGGACGTCTATGAGTGGGTTTCCGAGGACGACAGGCCGATAGATCAAAGAAACCTTGTGGACTTCGCTCAATGGCGGGCGAAGCGGGATAGTCACAGGGAGCGAGATGAGCAAAACGGACACACTGCTGGAAAAGTTGCTGGAGCGGATCAGCGCCGCACCGCCAGCTGACAAGCCGCTGGCTGATGTTGGGGCGCTTCGCCCAATGGACGAGATCACGCGGCAGAGCCACATCCGCATGATCCGCAGTTTGACCAAGGCATACCGACAGTTTGGCTTCCAGCTATTGGTGGACCAGGCCACCATCGGATGCGCGGCCATCGAGGACCTTTCCGATGCCGAGCTGCTGGCGCTACATCGAGACCTCGACCGAGCACGTGAGTGCATTGCGGATGGGGTTACGTTCGAGGATGCCGGCCTCCTGCGCTCCATGCGTTGACCACCAGCTTGTGGTGATGCCCATCAAGCCCCACCCCAGGTGGGGCTTCTCATTTGGCCCGATACGCTCAAATACCCTGAATCAATAGTTAAGTATTCAGCCTTCCGCTGAAAAACTTAGCCTCTCCTATTGACTTGGTAATTAGCTAGTCCTAACTTTGCATCCGTCGCCCCAAGACCAGCCCATCCCGGGCCGGGGCACGGAGACCGCAAATGTCCGGCACCGCCGCGCTTCCCCGCTTCCAGAAGATCGTCCCCACCCCGCCGCCGGTCCACGAGACCGTCCTGGACACCACCACCGGGCTGGAGTGGCAGGCCAGCCCCTTCGCCGAGTCGATGAAGCACGCCGATGCCGTCAAGGCCTGCGCAGAGCTGCGCCTGGGCGGTCACGACGACTGGCGCCTGCCGACCCGCGCCGAGCTGCTGACGCTGGTGGACGACACCCGCTACTCGCCGGCCATCGACACCGACGCGTTCCCGAACACCCCGAACACCTGGTTCTGGACTTCCACGGTCTACGCCGGCGACAAGGACTACGCCTGGGTCGTCGACTTCGGCTATGGCTATTCCTACATCGCCTACCGCGGCGGCGGCAACCGCGTGCGCGCCGTGCGCGGTCCCGCGCGTCAGTCCTCGGCCTCTTTGGAGCGCTGAACCATGGGCGCGCGGCAATCCAATGCAATCGCAGCGCTGAGGTGCGCTCTCCTCGCCTCCCTGATGCTCGTCATGGTCGGCTGCGCCGCTCCCGTCCACCCTGAGCCCGTCTCGTCCTCGGTGCTCGCCGTGGATGGCGAAGTCGCCATCCCGGCAGACCTGATCGTGACGAGCCCGCGGATCTGCGCCGCGCTCGCCGTCTACGACCTGGCCGATCACGACGACTGGGGCCTGCGCGCCGCCATCGCCCTCACCGCGTTGAACGGCTTCCGCGCCGCCGACCGCGTGCCGAACTGCGCCGCCGGCGTCGGCGCGGCACTCACCCAGGAGTTCTCCCCTCGCCGCTGGCAGGACGCGCTCGATGCCGTCGACGCCGTGACCAGCGGCTCCTATTCCGTTTCCCCCGACGCATGCACCCGGGCAACTGCGGTTGCCCCCCTGTCCTCCGTGGTGAACGCCGAAACCCTGTCGGCGGCCCGGGTGCATTGCGTCATCTACGACCTGGCGTTCGTCAGCGCCGCGCCCTGACGCGGCCCAGGAGAAGCCCATGCAACGCATGATCAGCCACCCCGAACCGATCACACCCTGCAGCAAGGGCCACGCCGCCCGCCACATCCATGACCTGCGCCGCGCCTCCGCAGGCGGCGGCCATGGCATCGAGTGCGCCTGCAGCCACACCGCGCGGCATCCCGAGTACGAACGCGCCCTGGCGGAATGGGAGCAGATGCACCAGCAGCCGGCCGCGCGCCGCGCGCCCAGGGCGCCGCGCAGGGTTTTCCCGGCCATGCCGCAGCTCCAGCTGTCGTTCTGAGGTGGCCATGTCGGACGACGCTCAATCCGCCCTGCTCCTGGACGCCATCTCCAAGAAGCCGATGACCGCCATGGAGATCCTGGTCGAGCTTGGCATCGCCCGCGCCAGCGCGCGCGTCTACGACCTCCGGCGCGACGGCTACGTCATCCACTCAACCGAGATCGTGGTCCGCAACCGCCGCGGCAAACCATGCCGCGTTGCGCGCTACAGCGCGCCGACCGCCCAGAAGCTCCTCATCCCCCATCTGCCGGGCCGCGCCCGGTACACCCATCGCCCAGGCAAGAAGGAAGCCAGCCAATGACCATGCAGCCGAACAACAAGTGCACCTGCCCCAGCGGCGACGGGTCGCTGCGCTGGCCGTGCCCAGTGCATCCGGCCGCCTCAGCGCATGAGGCGGTGGCGTGGATGACGCGCAAGGCTCTTGATCGCTTTGCCGAACATCGGGCCGGCAATGCCGATGCAGCCGCCAGCAGCTATGCATACGCGATGCCGGATGACGATTGCTTCGTCCCACTCTACGCCGCCCCCGTCACCGCAGCGCCGGCCGAAATGTCGCCGGAGTTCACCGACACGGCCCGCGCCGCCATCGCATGGGTGCTGTGGCACCACCAGGGCGCCAGCTCGCCGGTGGGCCAGCCGCTGCGCTTTGCGCTCGGCATGGGCGCGGACGAACCGCTGCCCGATTGGCGTATCGCCGAGGCGAAGCGCTACGCCGAATGGGCAGGCGCGACCACGGCCGAGTTTCACAAGGCGCACGCCAGCACCCCCGCAGCGCCGGGGATTGACCTGTCCAAAGTTCCGCGTTACGTGCTGGCACACGACATTTATGTCTCTGAGATGCGCAAGTCTGAGCGCGGCGCTTGGGTTCGCCTGCGCGACGTGGAATCGGCCCTGATCGACGCCAGCCCCAAGGGCGCCACGCTGAACGAACAGTTCGGAAGCGCCGAAGGGTTGGACAGCCCCAAGGGCGCGCTGAACGAACAGTTCGGAAGCGCCGAAGGGTTGAGCAGCCCCGAGGGCGGCAGCGAGGCGGACGACGCGGCGCTGCTGAACTGGATGGACGCCAACGGCTTCACCGCCTACCGGTCGGTCGATCCCATCGATGGTATTTCCGGCCACTGCGTGGTCGTGCACGAGACGATGGCCCCGAGGCGCGGGAACGTCCACGACACCATCCGGGGCGCCATTCGCGCCGCGATGAAGGCGCAGGCCGGCGATGCGGAGGTGCAGCCGTGAGCCAAAAATGCAGCGAATGCGGACGCGAAAGTCCGCTTGGGCAGCCCTTCCAGCACTACTGGGGCTGCGTACACGACACGTCAGCGCGTATGCCGCTGCTGAGCCAAATGGGGCGCGGACAGCAGCAAGCGCAGGTTGACAACTTGCAGGCCAACAGCCACGGCGCGGGGGTGCCCGATGGCAATTGATTACAGCAGCATCGACGCAGCAATTGTCAGCTGCATTGAAAATGGGGCCGACACGTTTGGCGCGATCTTCCCGAATCGAAAGGTTAAGGAGGCGTGCGTCGCCGCGTTCGGCGATGAGCGAGCGGACTGCTACAGAATCGTGGACCGCCGGCTGCAATCACTGCGCAAGAGGGGAGCCATAGAGCTTCACAACCGAAAGTGGGTGGTGCGCCATGGCTGACCTGATGCAGCAGGCCCGCGAACTGCTGGCGGCGGAGTACAGGACCCGTGGTTACAGCGACAGGCTGGCGCTGGTGCCCGGTGTATGCCGGATGAGCGAAGCGGCAGTGGGTGTCATCGCCGACGCGCTGCGCGCAGCTTCTGAGCGCGAAGTCGTCAGCGAGGCTTGGAGGCTGATTAACTCGGGCGGAGATCAGGTCGGCGGCCTATACAGTTCTGAGCCGGCCGCCTACGCGGCCGAACTGACGTACCGAGGGAACCGGAACAGGCAGCCTTACACCGTGCAGCGGCTGGAGATCATCGCCGCCCGCCCGCAGGGGATGAAGGATGGCCGGTGATATGCCAATCGGACTGTGCGCCGTGTGCGACGAGCCGCTGGACCTGAGCGATGCAGGAATCTGCAAGACCTGTGGCCAAGGCTTTTGCTGGGCTGGTTGCGGTGGGTGGTATGGCGGCGAACATGCCTGCCACAACTGCGCGCCGGAATTGGTAGAGGAGATCGGCTGCCCGTTATGCGGCGAGCCATGGTGCGACGCGGACTGCGGAGAGGAAGCGGACAGCCCGCAGGAGGCGAGCGATGCGTGAGCCGATCCGCTACCTGTCCCTGTTCTCCGGTATGGAGGCTGCGCATCTGGCCTGGGCGCCGCTGGGCTGGGAGTGCGTCGCCGTCGCCGAGATCGAACCGGCGGCCTGCGCACTGCTGGCGCACCGGCTGCCGCATGTCCCGAACCTGGGCAGCGTCACCGACATCACCGCCGAGAAGATCGCGACGCTCGGACACATTGACGTCGTGATCGGCGGCAGCCCATGCCAAGACCTGTCCGTGGCCGGCAAGCGCGTTGGCTTGGCCGGCGCACGCTCTGGGCTCTTTCACGAACAACTGAGGATCTTCAATGCAGCAAGGACTCTTTGCGGCGCTCGCTGGCTCGTGTGGGAGAACGTCCCCGGCGCCTTCAGCAGCAACCAGGGACGAGACTTTGCTGTCGTGGTTGGTGCGCTCGCAGGATGCGAACTCGATGTCCCGCCGGACGGCTGGGGGAATGAGGGCGTGGCGTTGGGCGACAACGGGCTCGTCGAATGGAGCGTGCTTGACGCGCAGTGGTTCGGAGTGGCGCAGCGGCGCCGCCGCGTGTTCGCTGTCCTCGATACTGGAAACTGGGCCGATAGACCCCCGGTACTACTTGAGCCCGACAGCCTGCGTGGGGATTCTGCGCCGCGCCGAGAAGCGGGGGAAGGAGTTGCCGGCACCCTTACGCGCAGCGCTGGCGAGCGTGGCGCGGAGGACGGAGAGCGTGGCCAGTTGATTCCAGAGGTCTCTGGCACCCTGGTCAGGAACCCCAAGGCGGCAGGTAGCGCCACCCAACAAGACGCATACGCTGGCCTTCTGCTGCCCGAAGTCGCCCACACTCTCCGCGCCGATGGCTTCGACGCCAGCGAGGACGGCACCGGTCGCGGCACGCCACTGGTGCCGGTGCTGCCCTTCGACACGACGCAAATCACATCGGTGACCAATGGCAGCAGCCCCAGGCTGGGCGATCCATGCCATCCGCTTTGCGCTGGCGCTCATCCGCCGGCTATCGCATTCGACTGCAAGGCGGGCGGCGACACTTCCCTGTCGATCGGTGAGGTCCCCGGAACGCTACGGGCGGCACACGGCGGTGGACATGCCGCCGTCGCATACACGACCAAGCTACACAACACGGCGAGCAACAACGCGGGAAAGCTGTTCAGGGAACGCACGACATGCCTGGATGCGAACAGCCCGGCACCAGCATTGCTCACACCGACGCAGGTTCGCCGGCTTACGCCACGCGAATGTGAGCGCCTGCAGGGCGCGATCGACGACTGGACGCTGGTGCCGAACGCCAAGGGCAAGCCGATGGCCGACGGCCCGCGCTACAAGATGCTCGGCAACAGCTTCGCGGTCCCCGTGATCCACTGGATAGGCCGGCGCATCCAGATCGCCCATACCTGGCTGCAGAGGGCCGCAGCATGACCCAAAACCTGCAACCGCTCGCGCCGACCATAGGTGCGCAGCCGGTGCGAAAGCGCACCGGGCGGCCGCCGGTCCTGATCAACTGTGGGCGCTACGGCCGGCTTTCTGTACCACAGATCGCCGTGGTTGCCGGGGTGACGGACGCCGCTATCCGTGCCCGGCTCCGCTACGGCTGGAAGGGTGCTCAGCTTTGCCAGGCTGTCGGTGCGCGCCCGAATGCGAAGCGCGGTGAGATCCGGGTGCCGACAATGCTGATTGCGGTGCAGCTGGCCCAGCGATTCCGCGACCGGGCGCCGAGCGCGGAGGAGATCCGCAAGTTCAGGCCGATGAGCCTCTCCGCGGCGAGCCGCTGGCGCCAGGTCATCCGCGCCGCGCTCGAAGCGAATGGGCCGCGAGGTGCCGGCGATGACTGACTTCAACATCAGTCCGGCCATGGTGAAGGCACTGCGCCGGCTCGCTCACGGGCAGAAGGGCTTGGACGAGGAAACGTATCGGGCGCACGTCAGGGCGGTCGGGTGCGAAAGCACCCTCGATCTCACCCGGCCGCAGCACGCGGCGCTGCTGCAGCGCCTTGTCGCCCTCCCCGATAGCCCGAAGGGCCGCGGCAATGCGCAGCGCGCCTGAGCAGCTGGACATCTTCGGCTATCGCGCTCGGCGCCTGGCCGAGATCAACCGTGTCGCAGCCGATGCAGCGCGCGTTGCCTACAACTTTCCTCCGACCGTCCGCGAAGAACGCGTGCGGTTCTATCTGGCCGAGGCTGAGCGATACGAAGCCATGGCCGCCAAATGCACGCCATCGATGGCGTGACCCCTACTCCATCTACCACCGCCCTGGAGGGCATCATGACCGAGCAATCCCGTTTCACCCAGCATGCCGACGGCATCGTCTACGAGCCGGCCCGCGATCTGCACTGGACGCAGGACGACGTAGCCGGTGGCCGTATGACCCATGCCGACGCGCTGACCGCCGTCGCCAAGCTCAACGCGGAGGCGTTCGGCGGCTTCACGGACTGGCGCCTGCCGGAGGTCGAGGAACTGTTCCTTCTGGCCGACCGCTCGCGCTGCAGCCCTGCCATCGACACCGCGGCTTTCCCGACCTGCCAGTCGGATTGGTACTGGACCGCGACCGATGACGCCAGCGAGGAGAAGGACGATGACACCGGCTACTCCGACTACGCCTGGTTCGTCCACTTCGTCAATGGCAGTTCCAACTTCTACGGCCGCGGCTACGGCCTCCGCGTGCGCGCCGTGCGCGGTCCCGCGCGTCAGTGATTTGCATCTTGGCCTGACCTGACCGAAGCCGATGACCTTCCAGCTGCCACCCATCGCCAAGACCGCCGAACGCCTGCTGCTCGAAATAGAGCGGGCGGTCGCCGGCTTCCCTCGCCGACACCGCTACACCGCCGGCGCGGATCTGCGACAGCAGGCGATGGGCATCACTGTGCTGGTCCATCGGGCGTGGCGGGACAGAAAGCAGCAGCTCGTCCTGGTCGAGCGCGTCATGTGGGAAGTAGACGCGTTGAAGATCAGGATGCAGCTGTGCAGCCAGCTTCGCGCCTTTGCGAGCCTGGCGCAGTTCGAGATGCTGGCCCGGATCGCCCGCGAGCTTGGCAAGCAAGCGGGCGGCTGGTATCGCCAGCAGAGCAGTCCGCACCCCAACACCGGCCAGAATGCGCAGGGTCGCCAAGCCCGTGCGCAGCGTGCCGAGAAACTGAGTACCCGCGGCACCTCCAGCTGGGAGGTCTACCGATGACGAGTCCGTGCTATCCGATACTGGCCTGCGCGGATGGGTTGCAAGATCGCGGGGACAACGCCTGGATCGTCAACTTCGACAATGGCAATTCCAACATCAACAACCGCGACAACAACAACCGCGTGCGCGCCGTGCGCGGTCCCGCGCGTGAGTTTCAGGGTGCAGGGGAAGCGCAGCAGGTCACGCTGCGCGACCTCCATGCTGCATGGAAGGCAGCGCGCCGGCAGAAGGTGCCGAGCGCCAATCAACTCGACTTCGACACCCGCTGGGGCGACCGGCTGCTGGATCTGCAGGAGCAGATCAACGCCGGCGCCTGGTCGCCCCGGCCCACCACCTGTTTCGTGGCCACCCGGCCAAAGGCCAGGGAGATCCACGCTCCCGATTTCGGAGACCGGGTTGTACATCACTGGCTAATTCCGAAGCTGGAAGCCATCTACGAGCGGACATTCATCGCCGATTCGTTCGCCAACCGGCGCGGCAAGGGATCGCACGCCGCGGTGCGGCGGCTGCAGGCGTTCGTCCGGCAGGTCCATAGCGGCCAGGGCGGCGGCTACTACCTGCAGCTCGACATCGCCAATTTCTTCAACCGCATACACCGGCCCACGCTGTACCGGATGCTCAAAGCGCGGATGGAGCGTCGCCGGTTGCCGTGGATCGCGCGCAAGGCCACGCATGCCCTGCTCCGGTACTCGCCGCTGGAGATCGGGGTGCGCCACGTCGCCACGGCGACCGACCGGGCGCTGGTGCCGCCGCACAAGCGGCTGGAGAACGCCCCGGCCGGCTGCGGCATCCCCATCGGAAACCTGTCGTCGCAGTTCTTCGCCAATGTCTACCTGGACCGGCTCGATCAGTTCATCAAGCACACGCTGGGCGCGCTGCGCTACCTGCGCTATGTGGACGACTTTGTGCTGGTGCACCACAGCCGCGAACAGCTGCTGGAGTGGAAGGCCCGCATCGTCCAGTTCCTGGCCGACGAGCTGCGCCTGTCGCTGAAGGAGGACGCCGACCCTCAGCCGCTGGCTGCCGGTATCGACTTCCTCGGCTACGTGGTGCGGCCAACGCACACCACCGTGCGCCGCCGCGTCGTCTCGCATGCCCGCGCCGCGCCGGCGGCCTGGGAGAGCGCACACAGCGACGCCGGCCGGATCACTGGAACGCCCGATGACTTCCGCGCCGTGCGCTCGATCTGGGCCTCGTATGAAGGCCATTTCCGGCATGCCAATGCACACCGCCTGCGCGCCGGTTTCATCCGTCGATTCCCCTGGCTGCCGGCGGCCACTCGCCCGCGCCGCTACTCGCTTCGCGCCGAAGGTCGGCGCATCACCATTTCACAAGGAGCCTGCCGTGAGCGCGGCTGAAAAACTGGAAGAGCTACTGTCGATTGATCGCGTGTGCGAGCTGACCGGGGTCAGTCGGGCCTACATCTATATCCGCATCGGGGAGAAGACCTTCCCCAGGCAGATCAAGGTCGGCAAAAGATCGCTCTGGCTGATGAGCGAGGTGCAGGCATGGATCGCTGCTGAGGTTTGCGCATTTCGAGAAAACGAAACGGGCACCAAACGGGCACCAGCGAATTCTGATGGCTGCAATGAGATGGCGGAAACGGAGCCAACTCACTGA